CAGCGATTATACGAACATCTATAAGACCGGTTTGAATATGACAAAGGGCTTCAGTGCTCTAAACAACGCATATATCAACCGTTGGGATGGCTCAGAAATTCGCGCAATATTGAACTCAGATGCAGACAATGTTCAAGCTAGCTACACCCCAGTTCATATTACTGACCGCTGTGCCTACACTGGTAAAGGGTTTTTGCAGTTAATCCCATCCGATTTGTTAGCTGTAGTTGGTAGAATTAAAAATACCACAGTCAACAACAATAGCTGTTTCGATGGTGACACCTATACAACTGACGATCTATTCTGGCTTCCTGCCGCCTATCAGATGCAATATCTACCATCTGGTTATGATGGCCGTCCAGCCGCCAAGGATCCATTAGAAGGTGAGCCGTTCCAGTATTATAAGGATAATATTCCTACAGCCAATAATAATGGCTCTAATTACAGGAAGTTTATCCCGATGGGGCAAAGCTCTGCAAATACATTCTGGTTGCGCTCCGCGTATTATACCTACGCGAATGTCGAGTTTTACGGCAGCTCCGATGGCTCGCTCACCAGCAGCGGCGCCGGCAGCAATACCCGCTTCGGCGCAGCTTGTGCAATCATCCACTAATCCTCTCATCACCACGCACGCCTGCGTGGTGATGATTAATCTGTCAGCGCTTGCGCTGCGGGGGGGGGCATGGTATAAAATATAGTATAGGATAAGCGATATGACTGTACCACAAGACAAGCGAAAAGAAGGACGACTCGTTGTTTTGGTTAAAGCCCTCGAGGTGGCAAATTACACCAATCAGATTTTGGCGAACAAAAAGAAATTCCCGGCAGAACTGGATGAAGTTTTAGGCAATGATATTAAGAAGCATGGTCAAGCGATCTACCGGAACTGCAAACTGGCGAATGACTTACGTGTTAAAAAACCTGTAACCGGTGCGATTGATGAAGAAGCAAGAGAAGCTAGGTACAGACTTCAGAAAAACGCTATTCAGGCATGTACTGAACTTTTAATCGATATTGATATGGCCTTTGGCACTTATCACCTACCTGCTAGACGGGTAGCTCATTGGGGGAAAATCACCAAAGAGGCGCGCGATTACATTAGAAAATGGCACGCCGCAGACAAAAAGCGCTACGACTCATCGTAGCGTAGGATGTAGGCTATGAAGTAGCTGGAGGTTGAGTTGGCAAGGTTGCGCTCCGCGAATTATACCAACGCGAATAACGAGTTAAACGGCAACTCCGATGGCTCGCTCAACAACAACAACGCCAACAACAATAACCGCTTCGGCGCAGATTGTGTTTTACGAATTGGGTATATGGCCGTTGCCTAGCATAAGCCTCCCCAGAACATTGGCACAACACAAGGAGTCGAAATCCTGCTGATTAGGACAACGATGTCCTAAACACGAACAATCGCGCGGTGACGCGATTGGCTTACGAGCCAGTATCGCTATAAGCGCCGCGCCCAAAATCAGGGTGGATATGGAAGATGTAATCGGTTTCGAGGCGCTGTACGAAAGCGCAATGAAATGCAAAAAGGGTGTAATATGGAAAGACTCGGTAGCCCATTACATTTTGAACATTATTGAGGAAACGATCAAATTAGAGGAACAGCTGAAAGCTGGAACATACGTACCACGTCCACAACGGCCATTCACAGTTAGCAGTTGTGGCAAGATGCGGACGGTGATGGGTGTGGCCTTCCGAGATAGAGTATATCAACGAAGCCTCAACGATAATGTGATATATCCGAATATAGAAAAAAGTCTGATTTACGACAACGGAGCCTGTCGGAAAAATAAAGGAACGAACTTCTCGCGAGGGAGGCTTGTTTGCTTTTTGCAGAGATATTATCGGAAACATGGCACGAAAGGTTACGTCCTACAATGCGATATTAAGGGCTACTACCCGAATATGCGCCACGATGTAGTAGAAGCAACATTCGAGAGACACCTTTCACCAGAGATATTTAGTATGGCACGCGAAGTTATGCGTGGTCAATATTTCGGTGAGGTTGGTTATATGCCCGGCAGTCAAATGATCCAGATTGCTGGTATTTCGGTATTGAGCCCACTCGACCATTTCATCAAAGAGCGCCTGCGCATCAAATTCTACACGAGATATATGGACGATTTCATTTTAATCCACGAGGACAAGGATTATTTAGACAAATGTCGCATTGAGATAGCTAAACAACTCGAACCTATGGGCTTTGAACTCCATCCTAAGAAAACGAGAATATATCCCATTACGGAAGGCATCAAATATCTCGGCTTCATCCACAAGCTCACAGACACCGGCAAGGTAGTCAAAACCGTCTTACCAAAGAATGTAAAGAACTACCGGCGCAAACTATTCCGGCTGGTGAAGCTGGCCAAGAAAGGTCGCATAACCAAAGACAAAGTAGACGAATGTTACCGGAGCTGGCGTGCTCACGCCGAGAGAGGTGACTCAGCTAAGTTGTTGCGCCGCATGGACGCATATTACAAAAGTTTATGGTAAAATAGAACTACAGCTGAGAGGCGTACGAAGTCGCTGCGGCAAACGGGCTTCAATAAATCGCCTCGGCCACCAACCGAACAGCAACAGCAATGTTGGTAACTTAAGGTAGGTGGTTTTTTGTGCTATAATTAACTCAAGGACTATTGCACTTGTCAAGATTGATTGGCAAGTGTTTTTTGTGCCCATCATTCACCTAGAAAAAAGGAGACGAATTAATGCTTCGGAGTAAAAACAATAAATGATTGAAATAATAGTGGCCTTGATTGGCGCATTAACAACGATATTTACAATAGTTTGGCAGACTCGCAAGACGAACCAAAAGTTAGATGAACAGAAGATTGCGGCGGCCAGAAATGACGCAAAACAATCTATTTTACAAATGATGATGGAGGATAAGGTAGATTATCATCTCGATCACAAATTACCGGAAAACTATTCAAGAATTCATGAGGAATACGATACATATCATGCCAATGGTGGCAATGGATTAATGACAAAGAAGATGCTCGAATATGAAGAATGGTATAAGCAAATTGAAAAACAAGTAATTAAATAAAGCGAGGAATTTTTATGGCAGAGAAAAAGATTGATATTAGTAGAAAAAAGAAAACAATCTCTCTTTCTGCTGCGAAAGTTACGCCACAAAAGCCGGCTCAACCTGCAAAACCTGAGCCGAAAGTGGAAACGTCACAAAAAACTGTCACTGTCAAACAAGGCGGAAAAAAGGCGGAAGGTAGGAACGCTGACGGAACATTTGCCAAAGGTAATAAGCCAAAGATTACTGAAAATTATGGCAGGCCACAAAATGATTTCTCATATCGCGCAATGGCTAAAATCCGCGCTCAAAAAGATCCACAGCGCGTGCAAAAAGACCTCGATATGTTGGATGAAATAATTGACGATCCTAATTCTTCGCCAATGGAAAGAATGAAGGCGTTGGAGAATAAGATTAAACTGAACGGTAATTATGATCCACAGGAGACCAAAGATGTCACTCCGGTGCGACATATCGAAACGCCACTCGATAGCCTTTCCGTAGAAGAACTGCGAACATTGAAGGCACTGAAAAACTTAAGCAAAGGTGATAAGAAATGATTAGCTTGATTATTCCGGTCTACAACAAAGCTCCATTCCTGAAACGCTGCCTTGATAGCGTTGTGAGTCAAACCAATACCGACATGCAGGTGATTATGGTTGACGATGCCTCAACAGACGGCTCCGGTGAGATTTGCGACAGTTACGCTGCGAAATATGGCTGGGAGATCTACCACAAGAAAAAGAACGCCGGTGTTTCGGAAGCTCGCAACTTCGGAATGACCAAAGCCAAAGGCGAATACATTGCTTTCCTAGATGGAGATGACGCGCTCACTAATGATGCAATAGATGTCATGACCAAAATGCAGCGCCACGATTTCAACGTTATTCAGTTTGGACAATATCGCTACATGCATGGCCCGAACTTCAGACCAGTTAGGAAATGTGCGCCAAAGAAGTTCTATGGGCTGGATTATACGCCAGCGTACACTTCAATGGTGTGGAATAAGATGTACAAAAAGAGCTTCCTAGACGAGAACAAAATCAAGTTCAAAAAAGGCATGACATTCGGCGAGGATGAGCTATTCAATGCCGAGTGCATATTGGCGAATAGAGGGCTCTATCACGCGCCACAGGTGCTAATGCGCCATTATTTAGACGATAACAAGTCAATTTGTCGTGGTGGCATGTGCCGAGAGTATCTGGCCGGATTAGACAAAGAGCTATGCAAGCTACGAGAAAAGCAGACGGATCCAGAGCGTTTTGGCTGGATTGACTGGGCCATCAAGCGAAACTATGACAAACCTATATTCCAGAAGTACGGCGTTGGCACGAGAGAAGCTGGCAAATACGATGTAGTTTATTTCCTCAAAGAGACTCCATACAATGAAGAACTACGCTATTCATTACGCAGCGTTTGTGAGAACCTGAAGTTTCGCAAGCTTTGGTTCTATGGTGGATGCCCAAATGGTATGAAACCAGACGAGAATGTTAGGGTGCTTCAGGGCGCGCCTACGAAGTGGCAGAATGTGCGCCGGATGATGGAGATGGCGTGCCAGAACGACAATATTACAGAGGATTTTTGGCTATTCAATGACGATTTCTTCGTATTGCAGCCGATGCGTGAGGACATGCCGGTCCAGTATGATGGAACGCTCTCAGAGAAGATTGAAAATACGGAGACTAGCCGAGGTAAGTCAATAGATTGGACTAGGCGGCTGAGGAATTTACAAAGGCAACTCAAAGAAGCTGGCAAACCAGAACTGAATTATGCAGTCCACAAACCCATGCTGATTAACCGCAAGAAGATGCTGGAAGTATTGGAGAAGTATCCATACGAACCTATGCTCAGAGCATTATATGGGAATTGGTGGGAATTAGGCGGCGTTGATACGCCGGACAAAAAGATTATGAAGTCGCACATACCTGACATTGCCAACAAAGCGAGTGAATGGGCCTTCGTCTCAACCTCAGACAGAAGCTTTAGCAATGGCACCATCGGCGAATGGCTACGAAAGAAATTTAACAAGCCGAGCAAGTACGAGAGGTAGCAATGAAGGCGGAAGAACAGAAGATATTGGACCGGATACCAGAGCGAGAGCTTGATATTGCATTAGCTCGCAAAACGCTGTGGGATTTCTGCCATGTCATGCATCCGAACTTCTACAAAGAGAGCCGCACATACTTACGCGATATGGCCGACAAGATTGAGGATTTTGTCGAGAAATCGCCAAAGCATTTTCTCGTGATTAATGCGCCGCCTCGCCATGGTAAGTCACTCACAGCGCAGGATTTAACAGCTTGGCTATTCGGCAAAGAGCCAAGCACTCGCATTATGACCGCATCCTACAATGAACGGCTGGCGAGTATCTTTTCACGCTCAGTCCGGAACATGATCCAGACAGAAAAGGTCGGCGAGAACATTGTTTACTCGGATATATTCGACACTGCTGTGAAGTATGGCGAAGCAGCTGCGCAGATGTGGACGATTGAAGGACAAACGCAAGTATCATATCTCGCAACCAGTCCGGGCGGTACGGCCACAGGATTTGGCTGCGATTATCTGATTTGTGATGACTTGGTACGTTCAGCCGAAGAAGCGTACAATGAGAACGCTCTGGACGATACTTGGAGCTGGTTCACAAATACAATGCTCTCACGTTTAGAGGGCAAGCGAAAAGCTATCATTATTATGACTAGATGGGGTGAAAAAGACCTCGCAGGACGCATTTTAAGTGCTTTCGGCGATGATGTGGAGCAAATTGCCTACCGAGCCCAAAAAGACGATGGAACAATGCTCTGTGAGGAAATACTCAGCAAAAATGACTACGAATTCCTGAAGCAAGAAATGAACGTGGACATTGTCGAAGCCAACTACAATCAGAAACCCATTGACGTTACTGGCCGGCTGTATAGCGAGTTCAAGATTTGGGAAGAATTACCAAAAGGCGAAACGCTCAACTATACGGATACCGCAGATACCGGCACCGATTATCTATGTTCAATTAACTATATCGTCTATGAGGACGAGGCATACATTACCGACCTCGTATTCTCGGACGAGTCAATGGAAAAGACCGAACCAGAAGTCGCCACCCTGCTCTTTAGTGGCGAAGTGTCAAAGGCTGTGATTGAGAGCAATAATGGCGGACGTGGTTTTGCGCGGAATGTGGAACGTTTATTGAAAGAAACATTCAATTCAAACAAAACAGTCATAACCTCGCAGACTCAAACCCACAATAAGGAGAGCCGTATCCTCGCTAGTTCGGCTTGGGTGCAGAACCACGTTTACATGCCGCATAACTGGCACATTCGTTTCCCTGACTTCTATAAGCAGGTAATGAGTTACCAGCGTAAAGGCAAGAACGCACACGATGACTCCGTAGATGTCTTGGCGGCCATCTATGAGTCAATAACAGCACGAGGTAAGCCTCGCATAATTACAGAAGCCGATTTAGGCTTCGGCAGGACTCAGAGAACAGTGTTCTCAAACGGATTTTAAGGAGGAAAAATGATAACAAAAGTCTATTATCTGCCAAAAGGTACGGAACCTACGGCACAAGTCGTGAACAATTTGCTGACCGGTGATATTCGCAAGAAGCAGATTGCGCACTATAACAAACTATACGCCTACATGATGAACGAGGCAGTCGTGAGTCGTGAAGCGCCACATCAAATTCTAGCCGTCACAAACTTCGCTCGTTACATTAGCAAGACGAATGTCGGCTACTTGCTCGGCAATCCGGTGCAATATCTCGCGTCCGAACAATACAACATTGACGCGATTACTGACCTATACCGCAAGCAGACAATTTCCAAGTTGGATGTTGAACTAGCGAAAGATGCTTCCGTATTTGGTCACGCATTTGAGCGTATCTATACCGATGAGAATTCGGAAAGCTGGTCTACTCGGGTAGATCCACGCAACGTTATTTTGGTTTATGATGACACCGTAAAGCACGAGAAGATGTTCGCTATTGTCTACGTGCCTTCATACGATGAAAAGGGCGAGGTAATCAGCAATCAGTTCGAGGCCACCATCCTCACTCCTACAATGGTCATGGAGAGAACGCTGAAGAATGGCGAGCTTATTGGTAACGAAGGAGACGACTCAATGCACTCATTCGGCGAAGTGCCAATCATTGAGTATCCAAACGACTCAGACCGCGTGGGCGATTTCGAGCCGGTGATTTCGCTTATTGATGCCTACAACATTTTGCAGAGTGACCGCGTGATTGACCGCGAGCGCTTGGTAGATGCAATTCTTGCATTCTATGGCTCCGACTTTGATGAAAAGCAGCGCAAAGAACTCAAAGACAGCCGCATGATTGCCAACCTACCAGAAGGCTCAAAGATTGAGTATGTCATCAAGAACATTGACGAAGCCGATGCGGATGTATTACGCCAGACTATCGCAACCGATATTCACAAGATTTCAATGACACCGGATATGAGCGATGAGAACTTCGCTGGTAATTCCTCCGGTGTGGCTATTCTCTACAAGCTATTAGCGTTTGAGCAGCATATCAAAGACAAAGAGCGTTACTTTGAGGACTCGCTCATGGATCGCTTCCGCATTTACAACTACTTCCTCGTAACTAAGTCCGTAATGTCCAACGTACCAACCGAAGAAGTGGATGCTGTATTTAAGCGTGCATTACCGCAGAATGACCTAGAAACCAGCCAGATGATTAATAACCTAGTTGGCTCTGGAATTGTAGATAAAGAAACTTTGGCAGCGCAACTTTCATTTGTGCAAGATGCCAAAGAGACTGTTGAGCTGGCCGAAGCCGAGCTTGATGAAGATATGGAACTCGGAAACTACGGAACTGACAAACCAAACGAAGATGAGGAGTAATCCTCATGCCGAAGTATCAGCCTGAAGAATACTGGGAGAAAAGGTCGCTGGAGCGATTGACGAGTGCTGAAAAGTCCTCCATTCAGTATCTCAAGAAAATCCAAAGCACTTATCGTTCAGCCGCCAGATCGGTAGTCAATACCGTAAAGGAAACCTATGCGAGCTACTACCGGAACGATGAGACGTTCAGCCAAGAACTCCTAGAAGAAATTGAGCCGAGAGGCAATATTACCAAGTTCCTCAATGACATGGCAAAAGCTGGGCTCGATACTTCACTCCCTGAGAACTTCAAAGGCCGAATGAACCGGCTCAAAATGCTTGAGGCGCAGCTTTGGGCCGAGTCAAAGAAGGTAGCAATTCAAGAGCGTAACATCTCCACCAAATCGTACGAGAAAACGCTGACTGATACATATTACCGGACCATTTACGATATTGCAAAAGGTACCGGCATTGATAGCCCATTCAATATGCTCAACCAAAGAACCGTTGAGAAGATATTGGAGACTAAGTTTGAAGGCAGCAATTACTCCGAGAGAATATGGAAGAATACCGACATTCTCGCCAATTCATTACAAGATATACTCGCACGAGCAGTTGCTACCGGCCAAGCTCCCGAAAAGACCATTCGCGAAGTCATGGAACGGTTTGACGTTGGATTTTCTAACGCCAGCCGTTTGGTCCGTACGGAGACTAATTATTTCGAGAACAAAGGCGAGCTGGAGTCATACAAAGAGCTTGGTATTAAGAAGTTCAAGTTTCTGGCCACGCTGGATGAACGGACCTCTGATATTTGTCGCTCAATGGATAGTAAGGTATTCAATGTAAAGGATGCCGAGCAAGGCAAGAATGTACCACCTCTGCATCCATATTGCCGAAGTACGATTGTTCCGGTTGTGGACGGATTTGAACCAAAAGAGCGTAGTATGCGCGATGGTGTGACGGATGAGACCAGACTGGTTGAGAATACGAACTATTACGAATGGCAAAAAGAGCATGGCATTACTCAGGAAATGTCGCGTATCACGAGAAGCGGATTGAAACCGGTACTCGGCAAGAACAACTTGGATGCTATTGGTGTGAAGCAAGGCCCACCAATGACTCAAACGGAAGCCATGAAGGGTGCGAACCCACGCTATAACCTAGATCGTTCTTATAAAATTAATTGTCAGCGCTGCGTTCCGACTTACGAGATGCGCAGGCGTGGTTATGACGTGGTCGCTAATCCGAACAATGGCGGCAAGTCATTGATGGGTAAGGAATTCTTCGTAGATCCAAAGACGAAAGATTTCCCGAAGGTTTCGCCAAATATCACATCTGGAAGCAAGTTTCTTAATACGCTCAAGAAACAGCCAGACGGACGTTATGCAGTACTCAATAAGTGGAAGGGCTCACGCTATGGCCACACATGGGTTGCCGAAGTCAAGAATGGAAAGGTCAAGTTTATTGATCCGCAACCCGGCAAGACTGTAAGCATTGAGGAATACTTGGGCCATTCTGAACGTTTGGCATTCTACCGGATGGATAACATGCAGATAAGTGGCAATGATGATATAATTAAGATATTCATGCGAGGTAAAAAATGAATAGAGTTGAAGCGGAAAAGGTGCTGAAAAAGGCGGTAAGGACTATGGACCTGCCGACTGGCCGGCTTTACCTGCAATTAATCGATGAAGATAAGAACAACTACTATTACGATGTTTGTGTAATTCCCGATAATGCCCGGATTGACTGGAAAACCAACCAGCAAATCGCGGACAAATACGCAATCAGTCCACCATGGTATGTGAACAAGAAGTCCGGCGATGCTGGCATTAATTGGGGGATGCCAGAAAATTAGGCTTGTTTGTTTGGATATGGTATAATAATCGTAAGACTAATTGCACTCACAGGCGACTGTGGGTGCTTTTTGTTATTTAATCAATTAACTCGTGGCGACACGTAAAAATCGGAGGTAATATGGCTGACGAAGCTAACAACTCAACATCAGAAGGCACAACCAATGCTGCCGGTGCCAACGAAACTGACGTAAAAGACACCAAAGGTGGCAAGACTTTTACCCAAGAACAACTCGGGCAGAAACTCTCAGAGGAACGCAAGAAATTGCGAGAGGAATTTGAGAAAGAGAAAGCCAACGCACTCGCAACCGAAAAGGCTGAGTGGGAACGCCAATCTAAATTGACCGAGGAGCAAAGGGCGAAAGAGGCTCAGGAAGCTCAACGTAAAGAGCTTGAGAAACGCGAACACGACATTACGATGCGTGAACGCCGGTCTGAGGCGATTGAAAAGCTGAATGAGAAAGGTATCTCAACCAAACTCGTAGACTTTGTAGTAGATGCCGACTCGGATAAAACCGACCAAAATATCGAGGTTTTGGAGAAAGAGTTTAACAAGGCAGTTGAGGAAGGTATCAAAGCCAAACTCGCTGGCAGAACTCCGACTGACAAAGGCTCGACAACCACAAGTGGCAAAACCACTGAAGGCTCGGCCAGTAATGGAATTATTTCCAAAGATGGTTATAGAGCATTTTAATAATTTAGAAAGGTATTAAAATGGCACGAACTGATGCTTTATCTATCCTTGCTTCACAAGATACCAAGGATAAACTCATCGAACTCGGTGGCAAACTCATCGAGTCTATCCAGAAAAATGCTGTTTCTTCTTACCTGAAGAATACTGACTATTCTGGTGATCCTACAACCGGTTCTGTTGAAATCAACCGCTTTGCTAACGCTTCGGTAGATGCTTACGGAACTGCACGCGCAGCTGGTAAAGGCAATGCGTTGATGAACTCTGGTAAGGTTACTATCAACCTCGACCAAGACAAAGAGATCACAACCGAAATCGAATTCAAAGATATTAAACTCTTTGGTATCACCGGTTTGCTCGACAGAAGGACTGCTAACCACGACAAGAGAGCTATTGCTCACCTTGACCGCGCTTTCTTCGCTTGCGCAGAAGCTGCAGGTACCGAGGTTACGACCAGCTCCACCGAATATATCGACATCGTAGACGAGATGATTGCTAACGCTGAGTCCACTGTCAACGATTTCGTAGACGGTGTGGACCGCGAAGATCTAGCTTTGGCTATCAAACCAACCGTATTCAATGCACTACGCAAGTACATTGACAAGATTGACGGTGGTTCTGAAAGTGGCGCTGTGAACAAAATTCATGGTGTGGACGCTTACAGCAACTTCCGCCAGAATGCTGACATTGTCCTTATGTACAAGGGCGCTGTTGGCCAGCCGGTTGCTATTTCGGATTACACTGCGGAGAAAATCCCTCTATCCGAAAGCTTTGCTACCGAAACCTATCTCCACTACGGTACTAAGGCTGTTATGCCTGACCTCATCTGGACCTACGGTGGCGATGAAAGTGGCGAAAGCTAATAGGAGGTAAAGAATATGTACGCTTACGATACGTTCACACTCGAGGTGACAAATGCGACTAAGGAAATTAATCATGCTGCGGCTGAAGATGAAACACTTCTCAAAAGCGTGTGTGAAGAAATTACTGACCGTATTTCGCTCTACCTAAACTTACCAGCAAACACAAATGCAAAATGCTTTGACCGTAGGCTCGTAAGGATTGCTGCACGTATCGTGAGCGGCATCTTTACCCAAACCCAAGCCAATATCGAGGGAGATAATGACGATACCGAAGTCAAGTCTCTATCAGATAACGGTCAATCCATTACGTACGGAGAGAAAACCAAGAATTACTTGGCCTCCGCAACGGATGGTGAATTGTTTGGTGGATTTGCCGAATTACTAAAACCATTTAGGAGAGTCCATGTTGTTCCCAGATAGCGCAAAAGCTAAAATCAAAGACGCGTTTTACGATAAAACGATTGAGATTTTAGACGCTACGGAGAATGTGGATGCCGAAGGTGGAATAGTAAAGAATATGACAACCATCAAAGGCACATTCAAAGGTAATATTCGGTTCAACGCACTTGGCGAACTACAGACGGAATTAGGCCTTACGCAGAATATTGACATTGCGATTTCTTGCCCGACTGATACTGAGGTTGAGGTAGGCGATCTATTGCGATACTCTAGCGTTACCTATCTTGTGACTGACTCGCTGCCAAGAGACTCTCATAAATACATTATGGGTACGAAATGGCGCGCGGATTAACGATCAAGTTAAAGGGTGTCGAAAGCATCCAAAAGCATTTCGCAAAGATTGCCAATCCAACAAAGGTGCGTGAAGCCGTAGTGAATAGCACTGCAATAGTGTTATCCTCTGCGAAGCATTACGTTCCGGTTGGACGAGAAGGCGGTGGAGGTCTCCGTAACTCAATCCACATGACGGTTGAGGAGAATGGAGACAGCATTGCTGGTAAGGTCTTTGCAGGCGGTGGCCACGCTATGTATGTAGAATTTGGCACAGGTGTAGTTGGAGAGGCCTCAAACTATCCGAGAGCAGCCGAATTGGGCTTGAAATACGCTCAATACAGCTGGACTTATACTCCGGATGGTGGCGAACACTTCTACACAACCAAAGGCTACCGAGCGAGACCGTTCATGTATCCGGCGTTAAACCAGAATAAAGCCCAGATTAAGAAGCTAATTACTAATGCATTAAGAGAAGGTATCAAAAGATGACTTACAATCCTAAACCTGAAATCTACGCCAAGCTGAAAAGCTTGGGCTATACCTGCATTCAAGGCAGTCAGGAGACGTTTGCAAAGGTTCCGGCGATTACTTTCACGCTAGGCAGCAAATCGGCTCGCTATGAGCTAGACAAAAAGCCGAGCGTCTATGATGTGGAGGTAGTAGTGGATGTGTGGGCGAATGATAGTGTTACCGCGAGTGGCATTGTTGACGAGGTAGAGGCCGCAATGCTCGATATTGATTATCTACTGACATTTTCCACAGATGTTCCTGCACCTGATGGATGTTTGTATCACACTAACTTACGATTTAGTGCGATTAAAGAACCTAATTAATAGAAAGGAATAACTATGGCTGGAAAGCTTACTATGGGTACATCCCTTACGATGACCAAGGCTGGTTCTGAAGCTACGGATACCGTAATTAAGTCACTCACCTCCATCGGATCTGTGTCTGGCGAGGGCGATGAAATTGATGTAACTACTCTCGACTCTCCTAATGGTGCCAAAGAGTATATCCAAGGCGCTGTTGACTGGGGTACGGTAGACATTGAAGGCAATGTTACGGACGGCGATCAGCTCGCTGCACTTCGCACTGTCTTTGACTCGAAAAAGACTCGCGAATGGACGATTGAAACCCCGGCTGGTCATCAAATCGTATTTGACGCGTTTATCCAAACCTTTGAATACGGTGAAAAGACTACCGATGGTCTTGATACATTCTCACTCACTCTACGCGTGAGCGGCGATGTAACCTTCACCCCCGGCAGCGAAAGCTAAACCCTAGGGGAGAGGGTAATCTCCCCACCTTATCAATTTAAGCGAGGAAATAATATGGATACCAAACCAACTTTAACCTATACAGCTAGCAGAATTGCACTTGCAGAACGCGAACTCAAGATGAATTTCTTTGACGAGCTACCCTTGCTCGCGAGAAAGCCATCTATGTCCGGCTTGCTATTCTTATTCAAGGCCGGTGGAGGCACTGATACACAGTTTGACGAGTGTTTCAAAAAGGGTGCCGATGAGGTTATGGTCGTTATTATGGAAGGTTTGGAAGCTGGCGGTTTTTTACCGAAAGAAGCCGTAGACGAAGTAAAGAAGGCAATGGCGGAAATCAAGGAAAGCCAAGAAACTTCACAGACTTCTGGCGAAGCAACCAAAAAGTAGCGTTTAAGATTGGACTCCATATTAGAGAATACTGGGATTTAACTCTCGGCGAATTTTACGATTGTATAGATGGATACGATGACCGCCTATTAGACATTGACGGATTGAACCTATATCTTGGCAATTATGTCGCGCTTGGAGTAAACAACCCAAAGAAGATGCCAAAGGAACCTTTGATGTTGAAGAAGCTTGGCAGAGACAAGACGATTATGACATCGGACGGCGAACTTGACGCTTTCATAGTTGCGATGGCCAAAAAAGGAGGAAAATAAATGGCAATAACTACCGTAGACGAATTACAAGTAGTAATTGGCGCAAATTCTGACGATTTCCAAGATGGATTGCAGAAAACCCAGAAGCAGCTTAATGCTTTTTCAAAGAGTTTCGATGGGATTAGCGCTGGGATGGCAACTGCAGCCGTTGCAGCTGGTAATCTTATTGCGAAGGCCGTTGAAAAAGTAGTATCTACTATCTCCTCCAACATTGACTACGCTGTAAGGCGTTTGGACTCGCTCAACCGTTTCCCAATCGTAATGCAGAACCTCGGCATTAGCACAGAGGACGCATCCAATGCGATCAACAGCTTATCTGAATATACCGTCAACTTGCCTACAACCCTAAATGACGCGGCAGAAAAGGTACAATACTTTACTTCTGCGACCAATAACGTATGGCAATCAATCAAGATATTCGAGGCGTTGAATGACGCGATTGTTTCCGGTGCTCAGACTGCAGAGGTGCAAAGCACAGCGCTTTATCAGTGGTCACAGGCAATAGTTCGTGGCTCATTCGATATTGAGCGTGAGTTTAACGCAATGGTCGTGGCTAACGCGAAGGCAGTCAATGAAATCTCTGAACGATTACTCGGCACTGGCAAGAACTTCAACGACTTATGGGAAGCATTGAAGAACGGAACAGTCACAACCTACGACATGGTGAACGCCATGGTTTATTTGGACGAACATGGTGTCGGAGGATTGGAGAGCTGGAGCAAGCGTGCAATGAACTCTGTGGCCGGTATTGATACGGCAATTACGAGGTTCAAAACGAACTTAGGTAAGGCAGTCGCAGTTGTAGCGAGCGAAATCGGCTGGAAGAATATCTACACCTTCATCAACAATGTAGGTGACGCGATCTACAAAGCTGGTACTTATGTGGCAGCATTCACTCGTATATTAAAGGAAGCATTCGCATGGGTTTCTGCCCTATTTGGCGGCGGTTCGGGCTCTACGGCTGATATTGTCAAAGAGACTGGTTCGGCTGCAAGTAATACCGCTTCAATGGCTTCAGGCGCTGCAGACACAGCTGAAGGCATTAGTGACGCGGCTGGAGCGGCCAAGAAGCTCAATAAGCAACTATCTGCCTTTGATGAAATGAATGTACTTCGCGAGCAAGACTCCTCGTCCGGTGGTGGTTCAGGTGGCTCAGGCGGAGGTGGAGGCGCTGGCGCATATAACTTTGACTGGGATACTAGCATTGTAGAGTCAGCCGGTGATAAGATTGCGAAGATTGTAGATAAACTCAAGAAAAAGCTCAAAGAGTTATTCGGTGATTTTGACATTGAGAAGATTGGCAAAGCCATCAAGAGATTTGTGGACGACCTGAAGAAGCTCACAGATCCATTGGTACGTATCCTAGACGATATTTGGAACGAATACTTACGACCATTCGTGAACTGGGCTGGTAATGAGCTATTACCGGCATTCCTGAACGCTCTAGGCGGCGCGATTAACTTCGTAGGTACAGTAATTGGTACATTCTGGGATAAATGTCTCAGACCGTTTATTGATGACTTCCTGAAACCTATCGCACAGTGGACCGGTGGCGTGATTGTCAACGTGCTTAACTGGATTGGCGATGGCTTACGTGGTCTCGCTTCAAACCAAAGTGCAATAGATGCGATTGCGAACTCATTAAAGCTATTATTAGAGGCGTTCCTATCGTTCAAGGTAGTGACTGCCGTCTCGGATGCGATAAACGTATTTGGCGGCGCTCTCACAGCCCTCAAAGGCCAGACAGCTTCGGTTGTTACTCCTATGAGCGCATTGGCACTTCAGATTGGTAGCTCTACGAATAATTATCAGATGATGGCCGCAGCAACTCAAATGGCCGGCATTCAGGTTGGTTCATTCGGAAGTACGCTCAAAGGCGTTTTGGATGCAGTGATTAGCCCTACAACCATTGCTATGCTCGGTCTCGTTGCGGTTATGGAAACCGTCCAAGTTATTACTGAGTACGTCAAGCTTAAGGAAATGGAAGCTGCGGCGGCGCTTGCTGAATATAATGCAAAGATATTTACAGAGGAAGAAGCGCACGAAGCAGTCAACGATGCAATTCAGGCACAGTTGGATCTAAAAGACAAATTGCTCGGCATCCAGAAGGAATTAGCTGACGCGACATTGAGCTTAATGGAAGCGCAAGACAAAGAAGCCGCTGCACAAGTTGTGGCCGAGAGTGTCGCGCAGAAATACAACATGACGCTCGACCAAGCGAGGGATTATGTCCACAATCTCGATATTGAGAGTGGCAACCTCACAGAGCAAGACCGAGAGTTGGCAGACGCTGTTTATGAATTGGAGAGCAAAGAAGGTAAACTTCGCGAAGCACAAGACGCAGTGACCGAGAGCAAGAAGAAACAGACTCAAGCTTCGTATGATTTAGGCAGCCAAGCATGGAAAGAATATGCAATGCAGCAACTCATTGAGATGCAGAACAAACTCAATGAAGGCAGTTACATGGAAGTGGTAGACGCGCTTGAAGAAGTATCCAACGCGACAATCACCTATACAGATGAAAACGGCAAGATGTGCCAGATTACCGGCGAAGATATGAAGAACATGGCCGATTATCTCGGCGATTTACTCGAAGATATGGATACGGACCAAAGTAGAGCATGGTCTAGGGCATGGCAGTCAGCTGAATACAATACAGACAACATTCGTGGCGCTATGAAGAACCTAGGCGTGGATGCGAAGCGTTATGGCTCCGAAATTCCATCCGGTATCTCACAAGGTATCCAGAACGGACAAGGTGGCGTGCTAGGCACCATTGGCGGACTAGCTTCCGGTATTATGAACAAGTTCAAGAGCGTCTTAGGTATCTCCTCGCCATCAAAGGTATTCTCTGAGTTTGGTGGCTGGATTGACAAAGGTCTCGCAAACGGTATTGAGAATGATGCTTCAGTTGTGACGGATACGGTCAGCAATTTGGCGAAAGATACATTTGGTGCGTTTAATGATTACGCGATTGACACAAATATAAGCGCTGGCCTGAGCAGAGCTTCTCTCTCATCGCTCGGCGAAGCAACGCAAGAATTATTGGTGGATGCTGAACAAACTCCGGTTCATGTGGTTGTAAAGGTTGGCGAAGATACGCTCATAGATAGAGTGGTAGCTGGCATTAATGATTTAAGCCAACTAAGCAATAGATCCGTAATTAACGTTTAGCGTTTGAAGATTTTACCGCAGTTACGGCAATAGAATTGAACCTTTTTGCTATTGCCACCCATCATTCCAGTTACTACGCCAGCTACAGGGGTAAATAATACACCGCCAACTGCAGCTTTACCCATAGAAAAACTCTTTCGTTTCTGCCCGATTGGTTCAATGTCTGTGCTATGGCACTTTGGACATTGGGCTTTCTTTGGTACTTTGGCAGCTTTCGGTTGCTCCGGTTCGGGAGTGTAATTCTTCATGTTCTCGGAGTATGTATGTATCTGCCTTTTCGCTTGGTCGATTGTTACGCCTTTGAAGCTAAACCGTCCGGGGAATGCCTTGGACAGCTTTTCGCTGCAAGATCCACATACTCTCTGACCTTCCAGCTTGTTAAGTGATATATTCGACCATTTAAGCACTCGGCCACACAAAGGGCAGGTGTTGGACGTAGCATTAGCCATGTTTGTTTTCCTTGTTTATTATTTGTGCAATCATAATTCAATTATACCACATACAAAAAAGGCCCTCGCAGTTGGATTGCCTTTTTTGTCCGGGTAAGTGTTCTTACATTACAATTATAGAATATATTATCATTTTCGCCAAGTGGTGAAAATGGTCGTAAATACTTGCAAGTAGATCGCCAAACTGCCCGGAAAAACCTGCAAAAATGGTACAATAGAACTAGACTAATTGCACTCCATTTTGGGAGTGCTTTTTGTTGTACGTTATGCTTACGCGAAGGGGGGTGTAAGGTATGGCCAAGAAGAAGCGCAAGAAAAGAGGTAGCTATTACATTAGCAGCAATGACTACCACCACATTCTTTATCAGCGCCGACATTGGAACCAAGGATACGCTAAAGCTCTCAGGGAACATGCATACATGGGGAGAATGATACCAAGAAACACGCTGCATCGTGAAATTCACTCGAAGATCCATGACATACCTTGCCCGAATGGGAAAGAATGCCGGATGGCTTTTGAGGAGCTTTGCCGCAGGGAGCGTCTTGGGCTCATTGACCTCGAAAACGACACCGTAGAGCAGCGCATTGATTTCCTGATTGAGATGTGGAAGGACTTATGTCCTGCAACCGTAGCCATTCTGGAATGGCAAAAACAAGTCGTAAGCAAATATTATCAGCGGAGTGGCGATTGATGCCACTCCCTACCCTAGAGGGAGTTAGCTCAGTTGGTAGAGCGCCATTCTGATACGATGGATGTCATTGGTTCAAATCCAATACTCCCTACCACCTAAATAAATCACACTCTTTTCAAAACAAAAATCGAGCCATTAAATAAACTCCATTCTACTTGCGAGAGGCAAATCCCCCACGCCTCTCGCTTTATTAATTCTCTTATGCTATAATTAGGCTGTTAGTGCCTCGTCCATGATTGTGATATAATTAAGTTAGACTGATTGCACTTCTGCTAGAGCAGAGGTGTTTTTTGTTACCAGCCTAACGAAAGGAGCTTCTATGGCCAATATACAACCAATCAAAACAAGTCTCACAGTGCAGAGGAAACTCTCGCTTGCGGCAGGTATTCTATCTGCTATTGCGACATTTGTTTCATTAATCTCTAAAACGTGGGGTTTCGCAGGCATAGGAGAGCAAATCGTAACAACCTTCCTTGCTGCTAACACCGTAATAAATATGTACTTCTTCGGCTCAACCAGCCAAAAGATTACGGAGGACAAGAAAGATGAAAGCGGCAAGTAAATTCATTAAACGAAATCTACATTGGTTTATCGTGGGAGGAGTAACAATCCTCTGCGCTTTGTTTATTATCTTTGGCCATACGTCAGAGAATGGACAATATCGCACGCTGGATGGCAATGACGCTCAAATCCCAGAAGCTACGACTAAGTTCATTGAGGACGCTGAAGATGCGATGTATCGCATTATGAATGAGGACGCTCCGACAGATGAAACTACCGTAGAAGAATACAAAGACGGTTTTGAAGATGACGAAGGTTTAGGCGGTTCTACCACATTAGACACCGTAATTGCGCGGCGTAAACCAGACGGCGACAACGATGGTGGGCGTGGCTGGCAATGCTCGAAATATACAGCTTATCTGGCCACCGGCAAGAAGGATTACTCGTCAGCGCATCCTGATTACGGACCGGTAAATGGTAAGAACGTGGCAGCATGGCTTCATGATAACTTCGGCTGGAAGTATGTAGACACTCCGGTTAAGGGTGCTATTGGTTCCGGCGGTTTCAACACTCAGTATGGCCATACAGCTATGTTCCTATACTGGGTTGGCACGAATGTAGCCATGGTGAATGACGCAAACTATACTCCGCTTACCGTATCGACTCACACAATGAATACGAGTGGCTGGGTATGGGTAGTTCCACCTGATTACACACCGGATCCAGAGCCAACTCCAACTCCGACACCAACTCCAACGCCAACGCCTACTCCAAGTGAAGATGTATCTTACACTGTGAGATTAGGCGATACATTGGGTGCGATTATTCGTGCTAACGGATACACTGGGAATAGATTATTCGGAGATGACGGTTTAGCTCAAGCGATTGCAGAAAAGAATGGCATTGCCAACCGAGGTTTGATTTATCCTAACCAAACCATTATTCTTTACCGGAGTTTAATGAATGCGTATTAAGGGCTGGGAGATATGATGAAAGGATTATATGTTAAACCTACACAGAGCAAAGCAACATTGCAAGTTGCCGCGAGGGGTGAATTACATCAAAATACCAGTAAGATAAGGAGGATAAATGGCGTTTAGCGGAACGTTACTGACAATCGGGAGTACAGCTATTTCAGGGCTGAAATCGTACTCCGTTCAATATAACAAGCTGTGGAAGGAT